ATCAACGAATGTACGGAATATACGTACCTTTCAAATTAGGAGGAAACATGAAATTACCAACATGGAGGAAGATCGAACGTAAGAGATCGATTGACATAAGGTATACTGATTCGGACTTCAATGACTACTACGATATCGACCTCGACGATTTCACAGTCCTGGTCCTTAAGCTGAAGAACAAGGAAAGATTGTCAGAATCAGAGAACGACCGGTACGGTAAGTACATCCTTACGATGTGCCTGATTGTACTTGAAGGTCCGAAGTTCAAGAAGAAACCGAGTTACGAGAAAGAGGAAATAATCGAACAACAGTATTACGAGCTCCTGCGGGGTATAACATTGTTCAACCCCGACAAAGGCAGCAGGATATTCAGCTACGCCTACAGAATAGCCTATACCGCGGCGTGTCACTGGTATACACATGGCGCGCAGAAAGCCATACAAGATACAGCCATCATGGAACACTGCATGGAGGAACTGAGGGAATACTTAGACGCCGTCACCGACGGGAAGGTAAGGAACATAAACCATGAAAGATAATAACGAGAAGAAACCGATTATAATGGCCGTACCGGGCGACAGTTCGGCATGCGGGTATTACAGGGTGATGAAACCGTCGCACCTGATGCAGATGGCCGGGGAGGACTTGACGCTCGCCCCTCCGATACATTTCAGGTCGGTAGGGCAGGAATACATATTCACACAGAGACTGTGTTCCGAGAAATCGCTCAAGCCAATGGCCGAGATAGTAAAGAAGCTCGGTACCAAACTGGTGGTCGACTACGACGACCTGATATGGAACTACAAAGGTGAAGGACTGCCCGATTTCAACTGGTGCAAGTCCAGGGTAAACTGCGACGGTAATACCAAGGCCATGGCGGAATACGCGAACGACGTTATATACAGGGCCACCGTATCCACGGAATACCTGAAGGATGCACTCGCACAGTTTGTAGACAGGGACAAGATAACCGTGATGCCTAACAGGCTCGCCGCTTCCGACTGGCTGTTCGACCGTGCCGCCACCATACCGCAGGAAGACATATTCCTGTTCGCCGGCAGCAATACGCATTTCGACGAGGCGGGCAAGAAATACGGCGACTTCAGCCAGGGTCTGGTCAGATACCTGCAGGGCAAGAAGGTATTCACGATGGGATGCAAGCCGTTCTTCATGAATCCGGCGAAGGTATTCCCGGGCGTACCGATGACGACCTATCCTAGGCAGTTCTATTCTGCCGCGCGACAGTCGAAGTTCGTAATCGCTCCTCTGGTAGACAATATATTCAACAAGTGCAAGAGTCCGTTAAAGTTATTAGAATGCGCAGCAGTAGGCAGGGTATGTTTGTGTTCAGATTTCGAAGGATCGCCTTATAGTCCATTAGCCCATGAATACCAGAAGATTCCCGTAAATTCCACGTACAAGGCCATCGAGTTTATCGTGGATCGCGCAAAGGCCCATTATGGTGAAATCTTGGAACATCAATATAAGGTATTGCAGGACTACTGGCTCGATAACCATATCGAGGAATACAAGAACCTGTTCAGATAGAATATACGGACAATAACAAGAAAGACCCTAGGAACTTCCTAGGGCCTTCTTAATTTATCTCGACCGTAACAAGATTACATGGTTACGAGATTCGGCTGAGCATCCTTGACGAGGATGAGCGCAGCGCAACGAGGTTCGATGCACTGGCCGATAGATGCCACAGACCAACGTGTCTTATTGGAACCGGCGAGGATATCGACTGCACGACCTTCGTGGACGTAGATACCTTCGATAGATTCAGAACGCTGATCGGCGTTGCTCCAGTCTACCTTGTCGAGGGTGTCGAATTCCTGAGCGCCTTCAACACGGAGGATACCCATGTAGTAGGTACCGGCCGCAATCGGGTTGACGAGCTTGTCGCTTGCTGCAGGCTTCTTGGTGGCTTCCTTGGTGCCCTGACCGTCGAAATCGACCTTGCGGACCTTAACGGCACCGGCAGAGGCGTCTTCGATAGCGATGAAGGCCTTCGGGAAGGACATCTTGTTGCCCTGGAGGTTGGTTGCGAACACGCCAGCGACGAAGAGCGGAGTACCGGCCGGGATGGTTTCGGTAACGCCGGAGAGCGTCAGAGTGTCGTAGTCAGCGCCAGTCACGTAAGAAGCGACGGTAGCGGCAGCGAGTTCGGCAGCGAGGGCTTCGCTGATTTCGATGCTCGGGAGGAACTGTTGTTCACGGAATTCCGTACCTGCGAACTTGCCGTAGACGCCCTTGGAGGCAATCGGATCGGCGTTAACCGGGTCGAAACCCCTACCGACAGAGGCGAGAACGGAGTCAATCATCGGGTCGATGAAGCCGTAACGGTTATCGGAAGTGATAGAACCGAGAGCGCGGGATGCCTTAGAAAGCGGGAGGAAGCCTGTACCGACGAACGCGATGTTCTGACGGCCGATATCGTTCTTGATTGCTTCGTTGACAACGCCTTCGATAAGGGCCTTTCCATTTGGGATACCGATTTCTTTATCCCACGAAACTTCCAGAACCGATTCGATCATGTTGGTGTCCACGACCACGTTGCCGACGTTGAGCTTGCACTTTACCTTGCGTTCCTTGAGTTCGGAAACATCATCAGCGGAGAGGTTGATACCAGTAACGAATTTGCCGCAATCTTTCACGACAAAGTCATACTCTTGGCCGTTACGCATGTTCGGACGGAGCTGATTCTTGAGGTAGGACTTTGCACCGACAGTGAGGTATGCGCCAGATTCTGCGGCGCGGACAGCGATGAGGTCGGTGAGCTTGTTGGGGGCGAATGTATTTGCCATAATTTGATTTCCTTATTGGTTAATTGTTATCCTCTCGGGTGTTCCTTCAGGTACTTGTTCCAGTAATTCCTGTCGTGAACCGTACTACCCGCGGAGGGAGTTGAATTGATTTGTTTACCTACGATCGGGAGTTCCTTCTTGGCTTCGACCTTGGGAGTCTCTACCTTGGGTTCTTCCTTGACCTTCGGTGTTGAATTGTGACGTCTTTCAAGGATATCGTCCGCGACCTTCGCTATGTTACGTTTCAGCGTGTCCGGGTCCGTACTCCTGAACGTATATCCGAGCAGCCTGCTGTCTGTCATGAGTTCCCTCAGTACGACAGGATATTCAGGCATTGTGCTGAGATATCCGAATACCACTCCGTCGGGATCCACTTCGGTGACCGCGTCATAGAACGACTTGCCGTTCCTGGCGATAAGGTCGTTATAATCGTTACGTTCCTTCTCGTCCTGGAAACAGTTCGCTACCCTGCGCTTGTCTTCCTCTATGTCTTCCTGCAACTGGCGTTCACGTTCCTGCATCTGCAGCTGACGGATTTCGTCCTGCATATTGCGTTCCTTGAACTTCCAGTCGACGTAGCTGTTCGGGTCCGGAGTCCCGTCTTGCTTCACGAAATGCTCGGCTTTGAGACCTTTACCCTTCTCGAGCTCTGCTTCGAGCTCCTTGATACGTGCTTCGTACTTCTCCTTCTGCTCCCTCGATTTCTTCTTGAGCCTTTCGAAAGCGTAGTCGCGCTTCGACTGGGGTTCTTCCTTCTTGGGTTCCTGCTTCGGGGTTTCCTCCGGCGTATCTTCTTTCACTTCGGCTTTCGGTTCCTCGGGCTTGTCATCGCCCTTGTCCTCTACTTGCTTCTGTTCAACACCCTTGTTGTCCTCTTCGGCAACTTTGTCATCAACTTGCTCGGCAGGTGCTTCCTGAGTAGTTTCCTTGGTTTCTGGAGTTGACGGTTCCTTTACTTCCTCGGATTGCCCCTTGTTCTTCAAATTGGCAAGATATTCATAACATTCAGTCGTATTCATACGGTCGACCAACCTCAATCGTGGCTGTTAAATTCGTAATACGGCCCACGCTGCCGCATTATACTTAGAATAATTAGTAATGGACACAGACGGGATTCGAACCCATATTCTCCGCCGTGCAGGGGCGGTGCCTTACCTACTAGGCTTCTGGCCCATGTTTATGAAATAATTAGATAACTACCTCTTCAAGAACCTGAGGTAATAGTCTTCCATTGACGGGGAATTGAGCCATTCAGCCATCTTCACGGGGTCCAGGCCGGCATACGGGTATACCTTGTTGCCCATCTGGACCATCGCCATGCCGGTATCCGGTTCGTAGTCTATGTTGCCTATGAAGCTCGAGGACTGGGTGATGTTCTTCCTGGGATTCGCGTCGTTCCAGTACCTCGGGTTCTCCCTCTCCCTCAGTTCGGCCTGGGCCACGAGGGCGTTGTACATAAGGGACTTCTGGGGTCCAGGCGGCATGGCGACGAACGCCGGGTAGTCCGGGAGGGTGGAAATGTCGAGGAGTTCCTCGTGCTGCAGTGGAGTCTGCCTTTCCGCCGCCGTCCTGTCACCGGACATTAGGGCGTTGTGCCCCATTCCCTTTCCTGTCATAACGTCGAAATGTATCATTACATACCTCTCGTCATCGCGTTGACCGCGTCTTCCATACCTTCTATGTAGGCGTCGGATTCACCTTCCCGGGCCTTCATGTCGGCTTCCGCGGCCTTGATATTTACTTCCTGTTGCTTAATCAACGTATCGGCGGTGTTCTTGTCGGACTGTACGCCGAGCTTGGCGGTTTCCAGAGCGACCTTATCCTGTTCGGAAACTACGAACTTGTTCCAGTCCTGGGTACGCTGTTCGCGGTTGTCTATCATGCTGAGCTGAGCCGCGTTGAGCTGGTGACGTAAGTCTTCGCATTCCTTCTGTCTGAGTTCGAGTTCGCCCATGGTTTCTTCCAGGGTAGCCTGCATCTGGTTAAGCTGGTGCACGGCTGCAGGATCCATGTCGGCGGCGATAAAGTTGACGTCAGGCGGGAGGTTGGCCACGATGTTCCTGGACAGGTCGTCGCCGAGGTCGTTCTTGAGGGAATCCGCGAAATACTTGGCTATGATCGGCTTCATGTTGTCGGGCATGATCGTAGCCAGGGCGGACAGTTCCTGTCTTACCTTCATCTGTCTGGTGATTACGGAAGGTCCGTTCTCGAGAGTGAACTTGAGGTCTTCTCCGTACGTTACCATCTCGATGATAATCTTAGAAACTGTACGGACTGCCTTGTACGCGTTGTTGTAATAGTTGGCCGTATTGGATTCCTTGGAAATCTGCTGTCTGAGAATTTCAGTCGCCGTACGTTCCCTTTCTCCGCCCTGGATACCAGTAAGGGGGATACCGGTTACGTCTTCCAGGAGCGTCCTGCATGTAGATACGGTAGCCTGGAGGTCGCCGGTCTGGAAACCCTCGGTAAGCGGAACGGGCTGATGTTCACCCTTCCAGAGAACTGCTACGGAATCATCCTCGTTGCAACGAGCCATGTTCTCTTCAAGTCCATCGATTGCGTCCACGTGGACAAGGTAGTTGGCCTTTGGACTCCTTCCGCAGCGTTCTATCAGCGTAGAATACGCGATATTGGCGCCGAGTTCTAGGCTCATGGTCTGCTGTACGATACCGTTATAGTCTATATCCCCGTTATTGTAAATCTCGTTGCCGGCGATACGTACGATGGGGATGTACTTGATCGGCAGTTCGTAATGTTCCACCACTTTGTCGCCACAAATCTTGTACATGTCGACGAAACCGGACGAGTTCTTCACGTAGTACGAAATCATCGCCACGGAATCTTCCGGCATTCTCCACTGCTTGAAGTCTCCTATGTTAATGAAGCACGGGGTATCAGGGTAGGTATAGGGTACAACGTCCTCACCGTAAAGCCTCTTGGCCTTCTTGGTTGGGATGAAGTTAAGGATGGCACCCTCTTCCGCGTCGGAACCGTCTACAGTCGCCACGGACGGGTCGAATGCCACGGCGTTGATACGGCTGGCGGATTCGATTACTATCCTCGGCGTACCGGTAAATTCGTCGGCCACGGTAGTCACTACCATGTAGCCGTAACCTGTAAGGCAGGCCTTGCGGAAGGCGTCGATCATGGCGGACTTGGAATCGGTATCGGCTTCGACGTCGTCGATTACAGTCTGTATGTCTTCGAGACCGTTCGTCTTATCGCAAAGTTCCGTATGCCACGGGCTGTTGGAAACCGGCGAGGCGATGGCGTTGCAGAGCACGTTCCAGTTGTTCAGGGAGAGGTTGAGACGGTTCTTGTTGCGTCTGTACTTCTTCTTGAAATTGTCGTTCCAGAAGTCGCCGGAATAAATCCGCAAGTCTTCCAGAGCCCTGGTTATCGTGGCGTTGTATCTGGCGTCGCTCCTCGAGAGGAATCGGTTGCATGCTTCTATAATTTCTCGTTCTTCCATTAGGAACCTCTTTATAGTCAATAATTAGACCTGAACAACCTTTATATATCCGGTGACGGTGTCTTCGAACAGACCGGTACCCAGGGCCGAGTTGAACAGCTGCCAGTGGAACTGCGAACTGATACCGGCGTAGTTCACGTTGCGACGGTTGACGGCGCCGTTGCTGGTCCACATACTGGTACCGCCTATGAGCATATCCTTCGCGAGGAGGAATTCGATTCTGACGTCCACGGAGACATGTTCCGTACCGATACTGAACAGTTTGATGTCGATGGTAGGGTCGCCGACTTCGGTATTGCAGTATACTATGTACGGAGACTGGCCGGTATAGCCAAGGGAGTTCATGACGCCAGGAACGTAATTCCTACTTGGGTTAATCGTCACGTCCTTTATGCTTTCCATGGCCATCGTACCGGTGTTGTCCTTATACGTATAGCTATTGTAGTTGTCGTACTTGTTGGCGTTGTTCCTGTCGACCTTGATAGGTACAGACGACAGACCCGTATTGTCAGTTATGTTCAGGCCCCTTACGAGGTCGACCGCCACGTAATTTGGATCGCCATATTCCGTACCGATTTCAATCTGTCCGTTGACGAAGTTGTTGACCAGGTTGCCGGAAATGAGTCTTCTGACGTAATATACGGTACCAGATGCGGCGCCCTCCCCGGAAACCGGGATGACGGTATCGGAATTCGTACCGTATATCTGCAGTACGCTGTTGATATCGGAATCTTTGACGGCGCAGTAACCCGAATATACAGGTACGTTCTGATTGGTATTGTACAGGAACGAGTTGTCGGTATCGAACGAACCGCTGCCTACGAGCACGGCGCCCTGGCAGTTGAGGTTGGTGAGCCTTATCCTGTCCTGAGATACGTTGAGCGTAGAATCTATGCAACGTACGGAACAGCCCTGGTTATAACCGTCGGCGAACGTAAGGACCATCTCGCAGTCCTTGAATACGTACGTATTGGCGGCCTTGCCCTGGAGCTTCAGCGGACCGTAGCAGTTCTCGAAATAGTACACGTGGGCGTTGTTACCTTCTACGAGCTCGGCGGAACTGGAAATGGATTTGTAGTTAATCAGCCACCTGTCAGATTCTACCGCGGTATTCCACGGACTTTCCGTAGTCAGTACGCCGTCCCAGTCGTAGTTCACCATGCCCTGCTGCGACTTTATGCTCTTCCACATCCCGAGCTTGTGCTGGAAGTCGTCGAAATCGGCTATGCAGTTGTTATCCACCGTTACGGTCGGGCTTCCGTAGAACATGTCCTCGGTAAGCCTGCAGTTATAGAACGTGCAGCCCGACGTGATATTGTTCTTGGAATCGATTATGGAATTTGTGAACGTGGAGGCTCCGCTGAGGGTGGCCTTTATGTTCACGTCGCAATTGGTGAAGCTACAGGCGGCCGTTACCGGAACCTCGATATCCACGGTGCAGTTGCTGAAGGCGGTATTGTAGAACGTGGTCGCGTCGTCGAC